GCCTTATCCCTGTTTCCCTGGTCAAGTCGGGGTACTGTCGGTTTATCAGGTCAGCAAGAGAATCACTGACTGCTATCGCCTGTCTCTCCATTATTCTCCTTTACCATACTTTATCAGCCAGTGCTCAGGATTACCACAGGGACAAGGCAGGTCATCAAAGGGGATGTCTTCTGCTGTTCGGAACTCCTGCGACTTACCGCATGGCATCGTGATACAGAACGCACCCCAGCCACCATGATGCTTGTCAATGGTAGCCTTCAACTCCAATAGCGCCTGTCGGTCTAAAGCTACCATAGCCACTACTGGTTCACCATCCTCTGGCCAGTCACCAATCAACTGCCAGATACGCCCCTCAAAGCGTCTGACCTCTTGTAGACTAGCTTCCATCATTCTCCTTTACCATTTACCTTGATGTATTCCCGGAACTCCCTCAATGCCCTCGCAAACTTGGCATTAGGGTTACTTGCGATAACCTTCTCAAGGTTCTTCAGTACCTCAACCGCATCGTCTATCCCCAGTATCGTTAGCGCCGCTTGCTTCAATTCGTCAGCCCCTGCAAACTCAGGGAAGGCACCTATTATAGCAACGATAGCAGCAGCAGCAGCCTCTATGTCTCTCGGCGCTATCATCGGCCAGTTCATATCTACATACCACTTGTCCGGCGCCACGTCATTGTGCCTCAACACGACCTCGTTAATCTCCTGGTAGAAGTCCTCCCACACCTGCTGGTTGGACTGAATCATCTTGAGGGTCGGTAGTTCTACTGTCTTCGCTGTCGCAAGGTTGCCTGTGCTGATGTCTCCAAAGTACTGCTCTGCCCAACCTACAGCCGACGATACCTGGAGTCGGAGCATCCGGGCGTCATCGTAGGCGTTCTTTGCCCCAGAGTCGGTCTTGATTGGTTTCAGGTCAACACCGGCGTTAGTCGCTGCTGTTGAACCAGCTTCCGGAGGGTCATCGTCTGTTGTTAACTTAGCCGCCTGTGCGTCAACGGCGGCTTGCCCCCCTAATACCTTCAAGTCCCAGGCGAATCTCGATAACGCAAGCATCATCGCTACTCTTGACGCAAGAAACCTCCGAAATTGAAATAGCCAGTCGAGAGCTGGGAGCAGAAGGGGATTACCTCTTTGTGAGATGGTGTTGATAGCAAGATGCAGGACTATGCCGTCATCATTGGCACTAACGCCCCGGCGCTGTGAGTCAACAGTGGCTATGTTCTTTTCGTTGCCAGCGGACCGATAGATCGTATTGTGCGAATCACCCTGCCTGTCTGTCCAGACTCTCTTATAGTACAGTACGTTCTCAATATCATCCGGGTCAGTGATTATCTCCTGTATCTCCAGTGGGTCAATTAAGCGGATGGTTGCCGAGCCGTTTGTACCCAGGAATATCACAGGGAATATCTCACCGTCTACGAGGAGCTTGTCGGATGACTTGCGTTGACCACGAGCTTTGAGTATCGGGGTGTTCTGTGGGGCATTCCAGAAAGCAGACAGAACCTTCTGGGTCTTATCGTCTTCTGCCTGGAAGGTCATACCGGACCCGAATGTGTAATCCGTCCACAGTCGTACAGCCTGTTTCCCTAGCGGGTCTTTGGCGTAGTAGAGTCTGGAATTACGGACGTTGTCGATTCTCTCTCTGGGTGAAATGACATCGGCAGAAGCCTGGCCGAGCCGTGACCAGCCGGAGTCTTCGAGGCGGAGTTCCTGCTCGACACTTGCGGTAGCTTCCCGGAGATATTCGTCGAACTCTTTGAAATCAGGCATAGTTACACACCTTCATAAAATTAACCTGGCACCTTGCGTATGCCTTGTCAAGTAATTAGTCATCCGCTAACTTCTGCCAAGCTTCGCCATATTCACTGTGACTTTTCTCACGGATTTCTTCTATCGTGAATGGTTGTTTGAACTGCTCGTCATTAGCTTGACCTGCAAAAGAACTGGCGAAAGTAACAGGTGTAGAACATTCATTGCAGAACATGCACCCGTAAAACGGTAATCGGGTCCAGATTGGCTTGCCGCAATTCTGGCAGGCCACGTAACCGAATCCCTCTTTTAGCTCAAAGTTATCATTACACTCAGTCATCTCAACTCCTTTTGAATCCCACCGGCCCCGTATGCTTGACCTCTGCCCTCTCAATGAGCCGCTTCAGGTCATCGTACAGTTCGTCCGTCTCTCTGGTCTTCATGTCTTTGGGCATACTCCCTAGCGCCTTCAGCGTTTCCCTAGCCTGCTTGATGTTGTCTATCCGGCCAGACTGTATCATCTTCCTGGCTTGCTTAGTGACGACAGAGCCGGCACCGACTACAACAAGGGCTATCACGAAGGCCAGTACGATTGCTAACACTACCCATAAGACTGTCATGGCGTCTCCTTTACACCAGGTCCATATTGACGCCCATCTGCTTCATCGAATCGAAGATTACTACCTTCTCCTGCTCCACCGGCTCTATTATACCAGTTACTCCGTACCGCCTGGCATCTAGTAAATGGCTCCACCGATGAGTAGTCTTGTCGGTGAGCTTGCCGTTCTTGTCCTCGATGTACCTGAAGTTCCTTTGTTCCTTTATACCATTGAGAGAGTCCGTTGTCCAGTATTGCTTGTAACCCCTCACAAGCTGATGACCGTACTCAACACTTCCTGGACCCTTCGGCGCTCCCTTGATGTTGAATCCATACCGGTATATCTCTTCTATAGACTTCGGTTCTGCTGAGTCAGCCAGGATGAGGTCGGTGTTCTTGTCAGCCCGCCTGCGTACCCCGAGTTGTATCATCCTGTTGGCTATGTCACTGTTGGTCAGGCCAGTCTCGTATATCAACTCCTTGCTATAGAGTTCATTACCCCGCATGAAGTTACGGACCAGGGCTGTCTCGTCAGTCGAATAGCCAAAGTCCAGACCGTAGAACTCAAAGCCCTTCTCTGGCAGCTCATCCACCTGTTCAAAGAACGGATAGACCAGACCTTCGACTTTACCAAGAATGCCTAGCCCGTAGATGCTCCACCAGTTAGGGTCTTTGTCCCGATAGGATTCTATTTTCTCAACAGTCTCCCTCGGTAAGACATGAATGGCATCCAAGTATGTACTGTGGATATAGGCGGTGTCATGCTCATGTAGCCAGCCGGGTACTACTTGCTCTCCCGATTGGTATTGATGAGCCCAGAACTCACTAACGGGATTCCAATCGACAAAAGTGAATAGCCGTGTCCTGGTGTCCAAGCCCCTTGCCGCTTCCCAGGGTACGTTGTTGCCCTCGTTGATGAATAGAATGTCTCTCCGGGGCCCGCGCACCTTTCCAACTTCATCAGACCCAAAGAATTCTATTATGCCCTGTCCGAAGCGGTAGACGTGGTCAGTCATGTTCCAATTGGGGTTGTTCTTCTCCCCTTCATCAAGGATATTGAAGAAGTCCCGGATAGCACCCTTCTTCAGATGAGGAAGGGACTCAGATACAATGGAGATGAGGAATTGAGACTTTGCGTGTTGAGCTATGAGGATGAGAAGCTGAAGGATAGAATAGGTCTTTGAAGATGACGTACCACCTTCATTCAAAGCGCGTCTCTGAGGGCCGAGCCACGCCCTCATGTTGTCCTCGAAGACTCTGGTTGTCTGGAGCTTCAGTGCTGTGGTCATATCTTTCCTTTATGTAACCTTACCTTGCCTCACCTAACCTTACCGCACCGTACCCCACCTAACCTCACCCCACCAAACCATACCTAACCTTACCGCACCAGACCCGGCCCAACCAGACCTGACCTCACCGTACCTTACCCCACCATACCTCACCTTGCCTGACATTACCGCACCACACCTGACCAGACCCTATTTAACTTCTTTGAACTTTGTCACCATGAACTTGCCGAACTTGCCACCTCTGCCCGGCCTGTAATCACCTACGCCCACGTACAGGCCAGCATGGTCTAGCACCTCTTTGACTATCTCAACTGGGAGCTGGTCATCAAGCAACTGAAGGGTAAAGTCCAGTTCCCATTCATCAAACATTGGCCGGTAACGTATAATCCTGGCACGCTGTATGACCACCGGCCTCGCATCTATGTGGTAGTCCGTAATCTTGTGAGGAATAGTATCCGGCATCACTTGAACAGTTGATGCTACTAGC